ACGCATGAAGAAGTATTTACTAGCTCTATTATTGCTAGTTCCAACTGCAGTTAGAGCAAATACTGTAACACCCGCCTTCACCCAAGGTTCGATGAATTCCACAACGAACTCTACTCAAAATATAGTTGAGACAATTCAAACACAAGTATATGGAGGAGATTACTCCAGTTGGACTGGACACAACATCACGCCTTCAGCACATATAAACGCTGTTGGAACAAACTTCGATATAACAACTCCCGGTACAAACTTTCAGCTAGAAATAGTAACGAGACCAGCAGGGATAATAGAAGTGACAGACATAAGTCGATCAATAGATACGGTATCTACTACTACTTCCTTGTCGGTCTTCTCTCAATAGGAGTACCAGTAAGAGCTGAAGTAGGGGAAGGTAATACTGTTTTAAACCCTCAAACATCAGCCGCTGCAACAGGAAATGTAACTAATCAAGCTGTGCAATTCCAGAATAACTCTGGAGTTTCACGGCAACAATATGGAGGTGGAGTGGTTTGTAACGGATCAGTTATGAGCCTCTCTCCATATTACTTAGGAACAGAAGGTAGACCATACGATCCAGAGTCATATAGCATTACGCAGAACTGGGGAGTACAGCTATCTTTTATGGTTCCTTTAGATGGTAGATCCGTAGAAATATGCAAGGCAATCGCTGATAAACAATTAGAAAAGTTACGTCTTGATTATGAATTAGTTCGTATAGATAACTGTACACGCTTTATGCAAAGAGGGTTCACTATAAAACCCGGAACAGACTTTGAAATACTTTGTAATGATGTAATACCAATTGCTGTTTTATCAGCTCAAGATAAGGAAAAACAACCTAATAAAAAACAAAAATGAGTTCATTTACAGATAAGAATGGGAATGCAAAAGCATCCTTAGATGGTCCTAATGACCTGACACCTAAAGTTAAAACAACTTTTATTATCCAAAAAGAAGCTGCCGAAGCAGCTGCAAAAGAAAAAGAATCCAAATCTGAAGAATAATGATCCTAATTATCAAGCCCATCCTTTTCGCCTTCTTGAAATCAGATGCCGTAAAGAACCTAGTAATAGATTTACTAACAGCTTATGTAGCTAGAACTGATAACAAATTAGATGACCAAGCATTAGAAATTGTTAAAAAGAAACTATTAACATAATGGCTAATAAAATTGTACCGGGTCCAAAAGATGATCACTATGGTGAACCTAAAGGTACTAAATTTGAAAAGCTTTACCTAAAGAAAAAAGGTTGGGCTAATAAATTGAATAAAGAATTTAAAAAAGGTTATGGCTAAAGCCAAAGAAGAAAAGTTTAATGAACTTCATAACCTCGTCACTGAAGAATTCCTAAAGAGAGTTCGTAGTGGCGAGGCTACTACCCAAGATTTAAAAGCAGCGTGTGATTGGTTAAAGACTAACGATGTTACTGGTATAGCCCTTGAGGGTACACCATTAGACAAGTTAGCTTCTATCATACCTAAAGTAGACCCAGAACTCGTACAACATAGACTCTATGGCAGAACTAGGCAAAACAGCTAGGCATTATCGGAAGAATAAAGCCTCAAGAGCTAAACACGTTAAGGACAATAGTCCGGGTGGTAAATACGCTCATTCTAACGAATATAAAAGAGCACACAGCAAAGCTAGAGCAAGCTTAAAGATTAAATCAAAGAATGTTGATGCCTCTAAACAACCTGACGGTTCGTTTAAAGCTGAGAGTCGTAAGACTAATCGAGGCAGAGGCGGTGCTAAGAGGAAGTGATGGAAGAAGAACTAAATACAACTCGTCCAGATCTTCCTAATTATGTAGGACCAGATGAAGGTAAAGCGATTAGAGATCCAGTAGGAGATGTTGTTACAGCTGGATTAGCCTATGGTGCGACACAAGCAATTACACCGATAGCAAAAATACTCGGACCAGCAGGTATAATAGATGCTGGTATAAATATAGCTACAGGTGAATCAGATACTGCATTTGAAAAGAAACTAGAGCTTTTTAAACCAGCTAAAGTAGCTGTTAAGGGTACTAGACTGCTTTATGAAAATCTACTTGAAGATGTTTTCGATAATCGTATACTAGATACTCGTAATAGACATGAATCTATTACCAGATTTTCCACACTTCAAAAACAGACAAAAAATAAAAATATACTTGATGAGTATGTCCATAAGAAAGCTGTAGAAGGTCCATTTAAAAACTGGGAAGATCAAGGTGTACCTCAAAGTCAATTGACTACCGATATCCTAGATTCAACGAAAAGAATTGATGCACAATTAAATTCACCTGAACCAGCATGGCGTAAAACTCCTCGTCCTGATGAGAAAAAAATATGGATGGAAAAACTTGCAGATGAAATAGTTATTGACCATACAGGTAAACATATATCTAAACGTACTGAATCTGGTTACAAATTTTTAGGTAAGTTTAGAGCTGAGTGGAATAAGTGGTCTAAAGATACTGGGTTTATACAAGAATTAGCAGATAAACCAGCTACAGCTTTTGTTGAGCATTTAACTGGTAAAGATAAATACTATGATAGATTTTGGGCATTACCTAATGAACTAAGGTTTAGAAAAGGATCAAGGCATAGTCCTAATAATGTCAGAATTCTATATGGTAATCGTATGAAGTCTTTTAAAGATGCTTCTGAAACTATATTAAAAGAAATGCATAATCCAAAAGATGTTATGGATTTTATTCTTTTAGATTACGATATACCAAAAATGAAAGGTAGATCTATTACAGTTAAACAATCACCAAGAGATTTACTTGTTAAACGTGTTGATGGAAAAGTAATAGGAAGACTAGGTGATTACCATGATATTCTATATGCTTCTGATAATCCTAAATTAGTTGGAAAGTATAAAACTTTAAGTTATAGATTAGGTACTCACATAAATCCTAAAACAGGTAAACCTTATATAAATTTAAATGCTTCTCCTAAAGAAATAGCAGAACAAATTACTGAATGGAGAGGTAAAATTATAAGAGATAAATTACAACTTATTATTGATCAAGAGCCTACACTGAAAGGAACTACTAAAGCAGAACAATGGCAACGTCAAGGTAAGGCTATTGAACAAGATATGGTAGAATTTTTAGATGAGTATGCATTCATTGAACCAGCTAAAGGGTTTAGGCGTGAGTTAAAACAAGAACCTTTTCAATCTGCTAGAGGTGGTAAACCTATTAAAACTAAAAAAGATAAATTAGAAGGAATCTTTTTAAATAAAACACAAGAAAGAGAAATAATGAGTGGTAAAAGAAAGAAGTATTTACCTAAAGAACTTTTAGACAATATATTCGGAATAGATGAATAACGTATTACTAGCTTTAAAAGAGGACTTTAAGCTGTTCCTACAAGCTCTATGGGAGCAGCTAGACCTTCCATCACCTACAAGAGCACAGTACTCCATCGCTGACTACTTACAACATGGACCAAAAAGATTACAGATCCAAGCCTTTCGAGGTGTTGGTAAATCTTGGATTACTGGTGCTTTTGTGTTATGGACACTCTTTAATGACCCAGAACGAAAAATAATGATTATATCTGCTTCTAAAGAGCGAGCAGATAACATGTCAATCTTCTTACAAAAACTAATTATTGAAACCCCATGGCTCAGTCATCTACAACCGAAATCGGACGATTCTCGTTGGAGTCGCATCAGCTTCGACGTAAACTGTTCTCCTCACCAAGCCCCAAGCGTAAAGTCGGTGGGAATCACTGGTCAGCTAACAGGAAGCAGAGCCGATTTAATGATACTAGACGATATAGAGGTTCCTGGAAACTCCATGACCGAGTTAATGCGTGAAAAACTTTTACAACTCTGTACTGAAGCTGAATCTATCCTCACGCCAAAAAACGATAGCCGTATTATGTATCTTGGGACTCCTCAGACTACCTTTACTGTTTATCGTAAGTTGGCTGAGCGTAACTACCGTCCGTTCGTTTGGCCCAGTAGATACCCCAGAAAAGATAAGCTATCCCAGTACGAAGGATTACTAGCTCCTCAAGTCCAAGAAGATTTGGAAGATGGTGTGGAAGAATGGTCAGTAACAGACCCTGACAGATTCGACAATGACGACCTAATAGAACGTGAAGCAGCTATGGGTCGTTCTAACTACATGCTTCAATTCCAACTAGATACCTCACTATCCGATGCAGAGAAGTTTCCCCTCAAGATGGCTGATCTTGTGGTTACTAGCGTTAACCCTTCAACTGCTCCTGATACTGTTGTATGGTGCTCAGATCCATCAAATGTTATTAAAGACCTACCAACAGTCGGTCTCCCCGGTGACTATTTCTACTCCCCTATGCAACTCAATGGAGAGTGGACTAACTACACAGAGACTATATGTTCCGTAGACCCCTCTGGAAGGGGTACAGATGAGACTGCAGCAGCCTTCATTAGTCAAAAGAATGGAATCCTATACCTCCATGAAATGAGAGCCTATAGGGACGGTTACAGCGACGATACACTACTTAACATCCTAAGAGGGTGTAGAAAGTATAAAGTAACTAAGTTAGTAATTGAAACAAACTTTGGAGATGGTATAGTATGTGAGCTATTTAAAAAACACTTACAAC